AGCGGGACGAACCCGCACCCTCCGGCTCTCCGAGCCGTACAACGGGCCCCTCTCCGCCACGGCGGGGAGGGGCCCCCTTGCGTTACCCCGTCGAACGACAACCACCAGACACCCCACCGGCGGCGATGCCCAAAACAAGCCGATAAACGCCCCTTCCTCGCACGCAACGGGGGCGGGGGCGGCATGGGTAGCACCGCAGGATTTGAGGCGCAGGAAGGGCGGTTTCTGTGGCCGCTACGGGGCACCCTCGAAATTTGGCCAAAAACAGGGGTCGCCGCCGGCGACAGCACTGCTTAGCACCCCGAAAAATCCGCAATAAAAATTTTGAAAAAAAGACCTTATAAACGACGCCTTACACTTCGGAACATCTTGCTTCGGGATTTTGCTTTACCGACGCCACCCGACCATTCGCCTTTTCCGCTTGCTCGTGCGCCCCAAGCCACGCCCGCCGTTTGATGGCTGAATTGGTCAACGGCGTGTGCCAATGCCATAACCAAGTCGTTGTGTGGGCCGGTGTCCACGATGTCCCCGCCTTTCCAAGCGTGGGCTTCCAATTCTTCCAGCATTTCCGAAACAACCCGCCTTGTAGCATCATCGCCATAGGGGAATACAATTTTGCCCCGTTCAAACCACACCCGCAATCGGTTCATCAGTGCTTGTTTCAATCCCTTGTTGCTTACTCGGCTTTGGCGATAATCAACATTGATTCCTTTTGCTTCCAGCAGACTTTGGAATAATCGTTGAAAGCCAACATCCTCAGCCGCAAGTGGCGCACTATACCTTTTGCACCATTCGCCTATCATGTCGGCTTGTCTATCGGGGGAAAAGTCATTTTTTCTCCAAATGTTTGCAACGACCAGCGAGCCATCGGATTCTTGCCGAACCAGCACCAAAACCGAGTAGTCTTTACCCAAACCTTGCGATGGGTCAAAACCAACGACATACCGACCTTCGCTACGCTTTTCTTTGTCAAACACCTGTTCCAAGTCCATGTTTGCTCGTGTGTATTTTCGTGGATAGACAGCGGCCTCATCGTCAATCACCTTACACAAAAATTCCTGTGCAAACTCCAAGTCTCCTGTCACTTTCTTTTGCTCTAAAAGAAAATCAAGCGGGCGAAACTCCGGCCAAAGCGCATACAGATTTTCCGGCTCGTGTTTGCTTTCATCCCAATTAGGAATAGCCGACCATGTGCCCGTTTTCCATTCGGGATTGTCCAGCATTTCTGTGTGGTATAAATCCATCATGCTCATCGGTGTGCCGACGCAGAACAAAAACGAACCGGGGTCAAGCATTGGCATGACAACCTTACGCAACCAATGGCGCAACTGTTCGTTGTTCAACTCTTTCTTTGCATCCAGCAACACATCGTCAAGTGCCACAACTGCGGGGTGGTCGCCACGAATGGCAGAACCGACGGAGGAACAGCGAATAACTGCCCCGTTGTTGAGCCACAATTCTTTTTTACCACCTTTTTTGCTGTCAATATACCTTGCCAACTCTTTGTGGGTTGTTAAGTCCTTTCTAATCTCAGCCAGCCGACGAACCGCTGTGTCCTGCGATGCCGAAAACAACCAAATGTCCATAGGTTTGCCATTAAACTTCTCAAACAAACACATGTGCAATAGTTTTACGCCAAGAGTAGTTGACTTGCTGTGACTTCGTGGTGCAATAATACACACCCTATGCACATGGGCACCCTTCCTGTTGGTGTAAATGTTCATCCATTCGCCTATGTGGTCGCCCCAAGCGTAGCCAAGCCAACGATAAAAGTAGGAAACATCGTTTCTTGCTCGCTCAAAGGCTAATGCTGATTTGATTTGGGACATTGGGCATCACAAACATGTTCACTGGAAAATTCCAAAAAATATCAACCTTCAAAGACATACATTCACGACCACGGCCTAAGCGAGCGCATATCACAATACGGACAAACCCTCGTATAAGCCTTGGCTTGAGAAAGAGATTTACTTTCCCATCCGCACGAATCGCATCGGACATGTTCACGCTTCATCACGAATCACCCTTGCTGTGCCGCAATACACCATTTTCTTTGTTTTTTTACACCATTTTTTATGTGTATTATAGCGGGAAAAATACTCGTGTCCACAGTTGTTGCATTTTCTTAACTTTTTGATTTGACCATTCAATGCTGACCCTCCACGGGCGCAAAGAAGGTTGCAATCAAACCTTTTTCTTTGTCAATAAGATGAGCGGCCAATCCTGCTTGGCTTGTGGTGTAGCCTTGTCGTGCGTGGTATCGGTCATGTCCTGCAAGCGACGGCAATTGAACAATCAAGCAACCGCCCTTTTCAACAACCTGTCGGTGATGCAAATGACCGTGGAACCAAGCGTGGTGTTCGCATTCTCCCCACAATTTTCTTTGTTCGTTGCTCATCAACTCAACGAGATTTCGTGCCCCGTCGCCATGAATAAAGCCCAACAAATTGTTGCCGTAGTGAACATATTGGCGGGTAGATGGACTGACAACAACTTCACAGTCCTCCACATTCTCATAGACAGCCGATAGATACATCATAAGAGCGATGGCAGACATACGGTCGTGGTTTCCGGGCATGAACACTACCTTGACAGGTGCAATTTGTCGTAGCAAGTCAATGTGTTCTCGTGCCAACTTACAGCCGGTCATAAGGATTTCAGCAGGACTTCCGCACATATCCTGTGGTGTGCCTTTGGTTGTTGTGCCAGCATCGGTATCAACATGGAACCAATCGCTACCCGTAGCCAAAATGATTTGTTCGGGGCGGGAAGGCAAGCGACAAAGCAACTCTTCGGTCTTTTCCATCAACCGCTTTCGGGCCTCGTTGAAGTTGTAAGTCTCACCGACTTCATCAACCCATCCGTATTTGCCCCAATGAAAGTCTGTGGGGCTAATGACGAGGGAATAATCGGCCCCTTCGTCCACCATCATAATTTCCGGCACTTCGGGCAACTCGTCGCCAATCAACTGCTTAAACTCATTGAGAACCAGCGAAGAAAACATATCGTATTTTTCAGCCGATGATTCAATTTCTTTCCATTTGCGTCGTTCAAACTTCTCGTGCAGTAAATGTTTTTTCTTTAACACTAAATCTTCAACGAGTTGGTCAACATCAGTGGTGGCGATTTCTTCATCGGTGTAAGGGGACATATCGTGTGTCCACCCGTGGCGTCGGCGGTATTCGTCAAACCAAGCACGAGGAATGCCAAAGTCTCGTGTGATTTCATTCATGGAGGCACCTTTGCCAACCATGTTTGAGTAGGCTTCTTTCATGGCTCGGTGTTTATCACCACTGACAGACACCATTTGGTCGGCAATCGTTAAGAAAGTGTAGTAAGTGTCGTTAATGTCGTCGTAGTGGTATGATTTGTTCACATCAGCCGGTGGTTGAATAGGTTCCGCTGGCACCACTTTTTCGTTGCGTAGCCATCGGTAAATTGACATCTCCCACCCTTTGACAGACTTCTTGGGGTCAATCCCGTGAAGAATGCGAGCGTTTTCCAACTTGCTCTTGTTGCTGTCGTAGTGCTTGGCGATGAGGTCATATCCGTATTCGGGTGTCGCTCTCATAGTTAAACGCACTATTGAACCCTTTATGAAGGTTTATCTTTTTCTTGATTTAGAACCAACAAAAAAAATAAAACGCTACACTGCGCCCCGATTTTCTAATTCTTTTATTTCTTCATAGGTATGTATCAAAGGCCGCTATTCTATTCCTTGTTACAACTTCTTCTTACCCATCTATGAAACAAAAAAAGAATTAGCGAAAAGACACTACGGCGTGCGATTTATTCTTTTTGTAGAAAAATAATCAAGAAAAACAAAAAAATACGCTACATTGATAAAACGCGCAACACACCCCCTTAGACATGGGTATCTTTGATAGGTTCCGCCGCAACGCTGTGGCCGAAGAAGTCCCGATTCAACGAGTCGGGTCAAATGTTTCCCTCAGCGTAGCCGCTGGACTCCCAAACATTTTTGAGGACACCGAGAAATTCCAAAGCGACACCAACTTCAAAAACAAATTTGACCTCTATGATAACATGGTCAAACTTGACCCCGAATTAAACGGTGCTGTGCGTTCCGTTTCGCTTACCGCTAACAACTACCGTATTGACTACGCAAAGGCTAAGAACGCCTCTATACGGGCCGCTATCGCTGAAATGGTAGAGCGGGTAGACTTTGACGACTTCCTCATCAACGCGCTTCGCAATCTGCAAGTCTATGGGAACGACATCAACAAGTTGGTAGGTCGCACCGGCGTTGGTATCACGGCTATTCAAAGCCTTCCTATCCGACAAATC